TATGCGGGTGCTCGCTTTAAAATTGACGGTGGCGAGGTCCGTATTCTGAATGACGATGAAATTATAGCCGTTATACAGGATCCCGAAGATATCCTGCACTTTTAACATGGAGATAAGCCATGCCAGAAATTGAACAAAATTTTGTGGACCTTCCTTCTGAAGGACCAGACGTTACCGTGGAGATTGATAAAGAACAAATTGCTAAGTCACCCGAAGCTGATTCACCTGAACATGAGGTTTATAGTGCCAAAGTTCAGAAGAGGATCGATAAATTAACCAAAAAAGCTAGGGAAGCGGAGCGTCAGCAACAAGCGGCTATTGAATATGCCCGTGGGATCCAACAGGAAAACACGTCACTCAAGGGACGTGTTCAGAGTTTAGACGTAGGGTATGTCAGTGAATACGGGGATCGAGTTACGTCTCAGACACAGGCTCTTACCAAGGATCTGGAAACAGCCATAGCGACAAATGATACCTCCCAACAGGTGGAGTTAAACAAAAAGCTTGCTCAACTTGCAATTGAAGAAGAGCGAGTTCGTTCAGCTAAAGCAGAGCAAGCACGGATGCAGAACGTATCCCAACAGGCTGCTGCTTCCCGCTCTCAACAACAGGTGACGCCCCAAGCCCCTGTTCGTGCGGACCCAAAAGCAGAAGAGTGGGCAGAAAATAACAAGTGGTTTGGGGAAGATGATGCAATGACCTTTGCAGCATTTGGAATCCACAAAACATTGGTTGAGGAAGAAGGCTTTGACACAAATTCCCCTGAATATTATGATGAAATAGATAAAAGAGTTAGAGTAGCTTTTCCGCATAAGTTTAATAGCTCTGCGGAACATGCTGTATCTATTACAGAAGGACGCCGACCTCAACAAACGGTAGCCTCTGCTGTTCGCTCTAGTAATTCTGGGCGTCAAACAATAAAACTCTCTCCTAGTGAAGTTGCGATAGCAAACAAGCTGGGAGTGCCACTTAACGAGTACGCGAAATACAAACGCTGATGGAGAACGATACGATGAATACGGAAAATATTGATCGCGCTCCCCGCGCTACAAAAACCAGGGCGGCTAAGACTCGCCGTAAACCCTGGCAACCACCGTCCATGTTGGACGCACCTAATGCACCCCCTGGATTTGTACATAGATGGATCCGGGCTGAAGTTAGGGGGTTCGATGACCGCAAGAATATTTCTGCCCGAATGAGAGAAGGGTGGGAATTGGTCCGGAAAGAAGAATACCCTGAGTTTGAAGCCCCTACGATGGATTCTGGTAAATATGAAGGGGTTTTTGGTGTAGGTGGTCTTCTATTAGCCCGTATTCCTGTTGAGACCGTTGAAGAACGCACGGATTATTTCCTGCAAAGAAATGCGGAAGCGATGCAAGCGGTAGACAACGATCTTATGAAGGAAACGCAGCATCATTCGATGGCTATTCAGAAACCTGAACGTCAATCGCGTGTTACGTTTGGTGGTCCTAAGTCCGAGACTTAGGTCTATTGTTTCACTTTCACAATTGCTTTAAGGAGCAAATAGTATGGCTAATCTCAATGGATCGTGGGGTTTGCGTCCTGTCGCTAAGATGGGTCAAAACTCCAACTCCACTGGTGTTAGTGGCTACACACAATATGAGATTGCTAATGGCAATACCAACGCCCTTTACCAAGGCCAACCTGTCATACCCCTAGCTACGGGGTACATTGATCTAACAGGTAACGCTGCCGGTGGAACCGTTGGTTTGCTTGGAGCTTTCATGGGTTGTGAATACGTCTCTAGCACTACGGGAAAACCCACGTGGTCAATGTATTGGCCCGGTTCTGGGGCGGATAGCAATCATCCAGTAAAGGCTTGGGTCGCAGACGATCCAATGCAAATCTTTACGATTGCCACTGATGCCACGTGGACAAGTAAAGCAACGGCCAGGGCCGATGTATTTGAAAACGCAAACTTTGCCACGGCTACTAGTGGTAGTACTACTACTGGTATGTCTTCCGCTACGTTGGCTGTTTCTACAATTGCCACCACCAATTCCTTGAATTTGAGGGTATTGGGATGGGTTGAAGATGCCTCCAACGAGGACTTTACTGCTGCGGGTATTGGCGTTTTGGTGCGGCTGAACAACCACTTTAACAGTCCCAACGGGTCTGCTGCTGGTGGCACCGCAGCCACTGTTGGCATATAGGAGGGCTGACCAATGACTATTAGTAGAGCACAACTAGTCAAAGAGTTGGAACCCGGCCTTAATGCCTTGTTTGGCTTAGAATATGACCAATACGGAAGAGAGTACGAAGATATCTTCGATATGGAGAATTCAGATCGTGCTTTTGAAGAAGAGGTCATGCTGAGTGGCTTTGGTTCAGCGCCAACGAAGACTGAAGGTAGCGCCATTACTTATGATGACGCACAAGAAGTCTACACGGCTCGTTATACGATGGAGACAATTGCACTTGCTTTCTCCATCACTGAAGAGGCAATCGAAGATAATCTTTATGATCGGTTGGCTGGTCGGTATACGCGAGCTTTGGCGCGAAGCATGAGTCAGACCAAAGAGGTCAAAGGCGCAGCGGTTCTTAACAATGCGTTTGACAACACCTATACGGGTGGTGATGGTCTGGAACTTTGTTCCACTGCTCATACCCTCGCTAACGGTAATACTTTCAGGAACGAACTTTCCACCGCAGCCGATCTCAATGAGACCAGTCTCGAACAGGCTCTTATTGATATCGCAGGATTTGTGGATGAGCGCGGTCTAAAAGTAGCTGTTAAAGGTGTGAAACTGATAATTCCGAAGGAACTTCAGTTCACCACGGATCGTCTACTTGAATCAACGCTACGGACCGGAACTGCGGATAACGACATAAATGCCATTCGGAACATGGGAATGATTCCGGAGGGCTATGCCGTTAACCACTATTTGACGGATACCGATGCTTGGTTCATCAAGACGGATGCTCCAAATGGAGTTAAAGGTTTTAATCGCACCCCGATTAGAACTTCCATGGAAGGTGATTTTGATACCGGTAATGTGAGGTATAAGGCTCGCGAACGCTATGCGTTTGGTTGGTCGGATCCTCGTGGTATCTTTGGATCTCCTGGCGCGTAAAGAAATGGGGGGAGGGGTTCGCCCCTCCCCTTTTTTCTGGGATTTTATAGCCCTAGCGACTGGCCCAGCAGACGCTTACAAGACTCTAGGGCAAACCCTTTGTAAGAAGGAACTTTATTATGGCTAGAACAACTTTTTCCGGCCCAGTACGTTCAATGCGCGGATTTATATCTGCTGGACCAGACGCAGTTGTAAATATAACTGCTGAAACAACCCTTACGTTTGCTGACCATGCGGGTCGCCTCATGGAAATAAATGACGCCGATGGTGCAGTAACACTGCCGACTATCCAAGCTGATTCTAAAGGGGAATCTGCTGGGCAAGATGATCCAAATGTAAACAACCAGCTTGGTGCTGTTTACCGATTTTTCATTGGAACAGATGCCACTGATCTTGATATCAAAACAGACGGCACTGACAAGTTTCTTGGCTCTTTAGCTGTTGGTATAACGGATAGCACCTATAAAGTTTTCATACCTGGTGCCACGAATGATGTGATCTCCATGAATGGCGGGACGCAGGGTGGAGATAAGTTTTCCTACCTTGAGATAACCGCTCTTGCTGATAATGAATACCTCGTTCAGGGCGTTCTAATTGGCTCTGGAACAATTGCAACTCCTTTCGCGGATAGCTAAACCTGAGTAAGGGGGAGGGGACTTTTGCCCCTCTCCCCTGATAGGAGAGTCTTATGGCGGATGCTGTAGCGACAACCACAATAATAGATGGTCCAAGAAAAGCTGTCATTTACTGTACTGATACCAGTGATGGGGACGGAGAAGCCGCTGTAACAAAAGTGGATGTTTCTGGGTTGTCCCAAAACACGGATTTGGATAGCTGTACCGGAGTTCGACTAGAAAAAGTAGTTTTTTCTAATGTAGGCATGGGAGTAAAAATCCTTTGGGATGCCACAGCAGATGTAATTGCTTTGGAGCTTCCAGCGGATTATTCCGATACGCTTGATTTTAGTGATATTGGTGGTCTCCCAAACTATGCGGGAACCGGTAAAACAGGGGATATTCAATTCACTACAGTTGGTGCCACTAGCGGAGACACGTATTCCGTTACTTTGTACTGTATTAAAGAGTACTAACCCGTGGCGGACCTAGACCGGAAAAATGAACTAGATATAGTCCAAATTCGGGGGGATCTAAAACTAATATCTCAAAAAGTTGATGCTCTAAAAAATAACGATCTTCATCACATTCAAAAGTCTATTGATAGTATCAACAAGGTTCTGTGGGCGGTTGGATTTTTGATATTAGGTCAACTAGCGGTGGGGGTAAGATCCTTATTTTTCGTAGGGTAGGAGTTTAAATATATGGCGGTTTCCGGATCAAAAAACTTTGAACCCGATGTAGCGGAATACATAGAAGAAGCCTTTGAACGGTGTGGTCTGGAGTTGCGTACAGGATACGATGCTAGAACTGCCCGTCGATCCCTAAATCTCTTGTTCGCTGATTGGGCTAACCGTGGCTTAAACCTTTGGACAGTTGTTGAAGTTACGCAAACAGTAGCCTCCGGTATTACTGAATATCCGTTAGGGACTATCACATTAACTGTAGCGGATAGTGGAAGCTTTACTGTTGGGGAGACTATCACAGGGGCTAGTAGCGGCGTCACTGCCAGTATTATAACTAAACCTCTTTCTACCACTATGACCATAACAGTTCCTTCCGGAACGTTTACTGCTTCTGAAACCATCACGGGTTCTTCTAGTTCCGCCACCACTACTGTGAGTTCCGTGCCTTCTTTAGAAGATGTACAATCCTCTGTAGATATTTTATCGGCGGTAGTTCGACGGGACAGTACAGATATCTCCATCAACAGGATAGGTCGGGATGATTACCTTCGTATTCCAGATAAAACCACAACCGGTAGGGTTATTCAGTACTACGTGGATCGCCTCATAACTCCGGTTTATCGTATTTGGCCGTCTCCGGAAAACAATACGGATCAACTGGTCTATGATCGCATGGTTCGTATTGATGATGCAGATGCTTCAGCAAATACAGTGGAAGTTCCCTGGCGTTTTTATCCCTGCTTGACCGCTGGCCTAGCCTATTACATGGCTTTGAAAAGAGCGCCGAACAGGGTTGAAATGTTAAAGGTTATATATGAAGAAGAGTTTATGCGAGCGGCTACAGAAGACCAGGATCGTGTGCCTCTTACCCTTATTCCTACGGCATCTTCTCTTAGGGCAGTCGGATAATGGCTCGGTATGCTTCCGATAAGTATGCGCTAGGAATTTCGGATCGCTCCGGGGTAGCCTACCGCATAAAAGACATGCGGAAAGAATGGACAGGATTTTTAGTGGGGAATGATGAGTGGGAATCCAAGCAACCACAATTGGATATTCCAAAATTTATGGCAGATCCCCAAGCACTTCGTAACGCTCGGCCAGATAGAACCGAACCCGCAGTAACGGTTCTTCTTCCGTTTAACTCTTTTATTTCCGGAACTGTTGGGTCAAGTGTTGTTAGAGTGTTAGAACCGGGACATGGTCGAGAGACAGGAGATACAGTTAGATTTAGAGAGGTAGCTGGTTTTGGTAGGGATTCCTCGGGAAGCGGCGGGTTTACTTCTGGTGTCATAGAAAATTCTAGCGGTTACTCGATTACTAAAATAAGTGCAGATTTATACAGTTTTGATGTTAGTGATAGTGGTTCTTCGGAAGTCTCTGGCGCTGCCGAAAAAGGTGGTGGGGGAGATGCTTCGTCGGGTCCCGTAACGGTGAGTGCGTAATATGGCTTTTACATTCACAACACTAAAAACGGCCATTCAAGATTACACGGATAACTCGGAAACTACTTTTGTAAATCAATTGCCTCGTTTTATTCTTAATGCAGAAGAAAGAATTTTAAAAGAAGTCCAGCTAGATGTTTTTAGGAGAAATTCACAGGGGACTACAACAGCTTCACAAAAATTCTTGTCCAAGCCCAGTGATTTTTTGGCTCCCTT